CGCCCGCGCTCTCGCTTTGCAAGACGGCAAGGTTCATCCGACTCAGAAGCCTGTCGCGCTGATGAAGTGGTGCCTTGGGTTCCTTCCGTCAGAAGATAACATCCTAGACCCCTTCATGGGCAGTGGAACGACCGGCGTTGCTGCTGTCCAGATGGGCCGCAAGTTCATCGGCATCGAGCGGGATGAGAAGTATTTCCAGATCGCCTGCAAGCGCATCGAGGACGCACAGCGCCAAGGTGACCTCTTTATTGAAGGGGCCGCAGCATGATCACGCTTAGCTGGCCTCCGCGCGAACTCCACCCGAACGCCCGCAAGCACTTCCATGCAAAGGCGAGAGCTGCAAAAGCGTATCGAGTAAGCGCAACCTATGCCGCAATGGCAGAAGGCCCGCAGATCGACGTTAGCGGCCCCCTGTCGCTGTCGATTGACTTCTACCCGCCCGACAAGCGCCGCCTTCGTGAGCCTGTGGAGGTTCTCGATGATTGATCTTCCAGCCGGATACAAGCCGCACAACGGCCTGTCCAACTTCCGCTCTGAACGGACGGTGCGCGTTCTCTATCGCAATGGGCAGGAATCCAAGCAGGTCATTCCCGCGAACAAGTGGCGCGCGAAGTCACGGGGTTGGGTGTCCGCTTGGGACATCATCGCAGCCAAGGCGGAAGAGGCATGAGCGGCTATATCCTTTCCGCGCAAGCCTCGCTGTTCGGCAAGCCTGACGTGATTGGCTTTGGCGATGAGGGCTTCTGCGTCCGCGAAATACCGCGCGACCAAGCTAACGCCATCATTCAGCGCAACCACTACAGCAAGAAGTTCTATAGCGCGACCTACATTCACCTTGGCGTTTATATTGACGGTCAGCTTTGTGGCGTCCTGCAATTCGGTTACGCCATGAACCCCGCAAGCGCTGGTTCTGTTGTCGAAGGCACGGCAATGGATGAATACCTAGAACTTAATCGGATGTGGCTGGACGACTTTGCTCCGCACTGTTCGGAAAGCAAAGCACTGTCCCGCGCGATTAAGTTTATCCGGCGCAAATATCCTAAGATTAAATGGATTCAGTCTTTTGCGGACGAGCGCTGTGGAAAGTTTGGCGCTGTCTATCAGGCGGCAGGTTTCCGTTATTATGGCGAGCACGATGCAACATTCTGGACGCTTGACGGGGTGGTTTATCATAACAGCCTCATGACCCGCGATCCCAAGCTGTCGAAGTCAGCGGCAGTTTTGCAGGCGGGCAAGGATAGGGCTGTTTCGTCTAGTTTACGCCAGTTCCGCTACCTATACTTCATGGCCCCGCGTTTCGCGCGCGGCGTCCGCCTGAAAGAGCAACCTTTTCCTAAACCTTCTGCGGCCCGTCTATTGGACGCCCCTGTTCCCACAGGTGCGAGCGAGGCGCGAACCCTCGGGGCCGCTCCAATCTTGGAAGGGGCCGCGGCATGATTATCCTCCCTTGGCCACCGCGCGAGCTTCACCCGAACGCCCGTCCGCATTTTCACGCAAAGGCACAGGCAACCAAAGCCTATCGCATCGCAGCGACCTACACTGCCCTTGCGGAAGGCCCTGACTTTCAAGAAACAAAGTCCACATGGACGCCAACGAGCGGGGGCTACTGATGCGCGTTGAGCAAATCGGCATGGCTACAATGTATCTTGCTGATTGCAGGGAAGCGCTTGCCGTCATTGATAGCGTTGACGCTGTTATAACGGACCCACTTTATGGGATTGGCCTAGACTACGAAAGCGAAGGCTTCAGCGACACAACAGAAGAGTTGTCTGAGCTCGTTTCGGCATTTCTGCCACGTTGCAGAGAAATCGCGCCTTTGGTTTCTGTGACGCCGGGGAATATCAACCACTACCTATATCCAAAGCCCACTTGGACGCTTTGCTGGTTTAACCGCGCAGGCGCAGGCTCTGGACCTTGGGGGTTCTCATGCTGGCAGCCGATCCTTTGCTATGGTGCAGACCCTTACCTGAAAACAGGGAAAGGGCGCAGGCCAGACTTTATTGAATGGTCTGAGACATCCGAAAAGAACGGTCATCCATGCCCGAAGCCTATACGCTTTCAGAAGCTCTGGATTGAGCGCGTTGCTTTCAATGCTGAGAGCATTCTTGATCCGTTTGCAGGCTCTGGCACGACTGGCGTTGCTGCCGTCCAGATGGGCAAGTCGTTCATCGGGATTGAACGTGAAGAGCGTTATTTCGACATCGCCTGCAAGCGGATTGAGGACGCCCAACGCCAAGGCGACTTCTTCATCAATGGAGAGGCAGCATGACCATCTCAGACCATGAAATTCATTCTCTCGCCTATCTCAACTGGCCCCATGACAAGCTGGCACGATGGCTAACTCGGGAAAAGGGTTTCACCATCACCGAACGGCGCATTGAGCTTGCGTTTGATCGTACGCAGAAAAAATCACATCGCCGCCCCAGAGGCGTACGCGCTGGCGATCTGGTTACGATCCGTCCCGAGGTGCAGAACGAGGCCCCTATTGCCGGTAGAGACCACACATCCAGTTACAGACAATCAACCGTCGATCTGGGTAATGCTCTCGAGAAATACTGGAACAAGCGCCTCCATAGGAGGACAGTATGAGCAAACGCAGCGACTACCCACGCCGGAAGAATGACTTCTACCGCACGTTCGATCCCAGAGCGGTGCGGGCGCTATTGCCGCATATTCATCGTGGGACGCGGTTTATTGAGCCGTGCGCTGGTGCTGGCGATCTGGTTGATGCGTTGGTGCTGGCTGGCAATCGCTGTCTTGTAGCAATCGATATTGAGCCACAGCGCAAGGATATATTCAAGGGTGACGCGATGGAAATCCGCGCCTTCACCGATGCGGTTTTCATCACTAACCCGCCATGGACTCGCGAGCTACTGCATCCTCTGATTGTTCATCTTTCGGATCAAGCTCCTACGTGGCTATTGTTTGACGCCGATTGGTTTCACACAAAGCAGGCCGCTCCTTACCTGCCCCGCCTTCGCAAGATGGTCTCGGTTGGCCGCCTGAAATGGATGCCCGGTACAACAATGGACGGCAAGGACAACTGCGCCTGGTATCTCTTTGACAAGCCCTCCGATGAAATAACCGTTGCTTACGGGAGGGCAGCATGAACTTCTCCCCTGTCCGCAAATCAAAGCGCCAGTGCGCCAAGTGCGAGGGTGATCTGCACCACTCGAACAAGAGCGGTTACTGCCGCAATTGTCTGCGCTCGCTCCGGTTAGCCTTGAAGGCCAAGGGGGTGGTGCGGTGAAACGGAGTATCCAAGCCCTTGGCCGCCTCAAAACAGGCGCAATGAACAAGACAGAGGCCGCCTATGAGGAAACCGTCCTGAAACCTCGCCTGATGGCTGGTGAGGTTGCGTGGTACAAGTTCGAGGGGTTGAAGCTCCGACTTGCCGACAACACGTTTTTCACGCCTGACTTCGCCGTCATGCTGTCAACCGGCGCGATGCAGTGCCACGAGGTCAAAGGCTTCTGGACCGACGACGCTCGGGTGAAGATCAAGGTCGCCGCAGACATTTATCCCTTCGAGTTTATCGCTATTCGCGCTCTCCCCAAAAAGAGCGGTGGTGGCTGGGACGAGGAGGCGTTCTCATGACCCCTTGGCCCTCATGGTATCACCCTGAATACCGCAAGCCCGCAGAGATAGGCAAGATCATCTCCCTGTGCGCGGAACACTTCAACCTGCCCGTCGAAGCCATCACAGGGCGTTCTCACAAGCGCGCCGTCGCATGGCCCCGCCAGCTTGCCTATCTAATGGCTAAGCGCTGCACAGGCAGGGAATGGACGGTCATAGGTCGCGCCTTTGGTGGCAGGGATCATAGCACTATCATAACAGGCTGTCGTGAGGCCGAAGAACGTATCAACCGCGATCCTTCGTGGTGGGAACATTACTCGGCTATCAAGATGAAGGTGCGGGGAAGAACGCTCTTGTCGAAAGCAGAGTTTTATGTCAATAATGACGCAGGCGGCTGGCGGTTTGTGAGGAACCGACGGTCAGCGCTTTAACGGTTTAAGGAAAAGGACCGACCTGCTATGAATGAATATACACAACGCCACAATGAAGCGCAACCCGTAAGGGAGTGCTTCAAGCGTATTTTGCTGCAAGTAGCCGCAAATGCCAGCCCAAAGGCGGAGCAAAAAGAGCTTATCCTTATCCTTCATGAAAATGGGATAATCGGAACATCCGAGACATTTGCGCTGATCCATATTTATGGATTGGCGAACGCATGAGCAAGAAGCCTTCACATATCCCTTTGTTCCCTGATGCTTATCTGCGGGATACAACGCATCTCACCACAGAAGAGCATGGCGCATATTTTCTCCTGCTCATGGCGGCGTGGGGCATGGACGATTGTTCGCTACCAAACGACGAAAAGCGCCTTGCCGCCCTTGTGAAAATGCCGGTCGCGCGCTGGCGTAAAATCTCAACTACTGTGTTGGAATTCTGGACGATTGATCGTGGCCGCATCAGGCAGGGCAGGCTCTACAAGGAATGGATTTACGTCCGTGAGAAGAGCGAAAAAGCGAAAGCTGCCGTATCTATGCGGCGTGATCGAAGCGGGTACGAACGTACAACGAACGTAGGTACGAACGATCTACACCTTGGTGGTGGTGAAGGTGTCCTAGCCGAGAGAGGAACTTCTGTAGGGATAGGTGAAGGGGAGCAAGACGAACGAAACCCGTTTGACGTGATCCGGGGAGGCCGCCCATGATTGAGCTATGGGGGCATCAGGCCCGATCCGTCGATCTGCTCCGTCGCTCACTCTCGGCAGGGAAAAAGCGACCGATGCTCAAAGTGCCGACAGGTGGTGGCAAAACCCGCACTGCCGGAGCTATCATCGAGCGGATGCGTGAACGTGGCAAGCGGGCGCTGTTCATCGTGGACGCCATCTCGCTGATCGACCAGACCGTCGAAGCGTTTTACGAACTCGGCCTGCGTGAGATCGGAGTTATTCAGGCGGACCATCCCATGACGGATTGGAGTCGCCCGATACAGGTCGCTTCGGTGCAGACGTTGCAGCGCCGGGGAATGCCGGATGCTGATCTGGCGATTATCGACGAAGCGCATGTCCGCAACCAGTGGCTTGAGCAGCAAATCACAGCGGGGGAATGGGCATCGCGTCCCGTCATCGGCCTGTCCGCAACGCCGTGGGCGAAGGGGCTTGGTTTGGTTTATGATGACCTGATCGCGCCTATCTCGATGCGTGATCTGATCGAGCAGGGCCGGTTGCTGGACTTCCGGGTGTACGCGCCGAGCCATCCCGACTTGACGGGCGTTGCCACTACCGGCGGGGACTACAACGGCGCACAGCTTGGCGACCGCATGGGGGATAGTGGGCTTATCGCCGACATCGTTTCAACATGGGTAAAACTCGGGGAGAACCGCCCGACGTTATGCTACTGCGTGGACCGCGCCCATGCCAAAAAGGTGCAGCAGCGGTTCCTGGATGCAGGTATTCCGGCTGAGTACATCGACATGGCGACGGACAGCTACGAGCGCCGCAAAATTCAGCAAAGGCTGGAAAGCGGGCAGACCAAGATCGTTTGCAATATCGCCACCCTCACCAAGGGGATCGACTGGAAAATCGGGTGTATCATCATCGCCCGCCCGACAAAATCCAAGATGCTCCACGTCCAGATTGCGGGCCGGGTGATCCGTGCGAACAGCGGTTATCCCGATGGGCTTGTGCTGGATCACAGCGATAACATGCTGCGCCTCGGCCTGCCCACGGACATCGGGGATGAGCCGCTGTGCCGTAAGCGCAAGGGGGAGCGTAAAGACCCGGAGCAGAAAGACCCGCTACCCAAGGAGTGCCCCGCCTGCAATTTCCTGAAACCGCCTAAGACGCGGGAATGTCCGGTGTGCAAGTTCGTGCCGGAAGTGACTTCCGATCTTGAGGAAGAGGAAGGCGAGCTTATCCAGATCGGCGGCAAGAAGCGGCTTGTCACCATGCGCGACAAACAGGACTGGTACTCCGGCCTCCTGCATATCCAGCGGGAGCGAGGGTATAAGCCGGGATGGGTCGCGAATCAGTATCGGGAGCGTTTCGGAGTATGGCCTAGGGGACTTTCGGAAAACCCGGTGCAGTCGTTTCAGGTCGAGAGCTATGTGCGCTCGCGCCACATCCGCTACGTCAAAGGAAAGGCGAAGGCGGCATGACTCCCCTATCCGAAAAATGCCGCAACCGCTGGCCTTCCATCCTGCCCCAATTGGGTATTGCAACCTCGTTCCTGACCGGACGCCAGACCCCTTGCCCGATATGCGGCGGGCGTGATCGTTTCCGCTTCGACGACAAGGATGGGCGAGGAACCTACTACTGCAACCAGTGCGGCGCTGGCGATGGTGTCGAGCTGCTCAAGAAGTTTCACAAGTTGGACTTCAAGCGGGTTGCGGCGATGGTTGAACCGCTGATCGATACAGCTCCGGTTGTCCAGAAACGCGAGATCGATGCCGATGCACGGTTGCGGGCGCTCAAGTCGATTTGGGGCCAGAGCGAGCCTATATCGCTTGAAAATGAGGCGGGGCGCTATCTCGTGTCTAGGGGTATTGAACCACCGTTCAGTAAGGCGTTGCGGTTCGTGCCGCGCCTGAAGGTTACGGGGGAGAGTGTGCCCTACCTTGCTGCGATGATTGCCGTTGTGCGCAACCCAAAAGGCGAGCCTATCACGCTGCACCGAACCTATTTGCAGGACGGCGAGAAGGCCCAGATTGCCAGCCCTCGCCGCTTGATGCCGGGTGACTTGCCTAAAGGGAGCTACATCGCTCTTTCCGAGCCTGCGCGCATCATGGGGATAGCGGAGGGTATCGAGACTGCTATTCGCGCGAGCCGCCGGTTCAATGTTCCTTGCTGGGCGCTCATCAGTGCGGACAATATGAGGGGCTTTGTCCCGCCGCCGGAGTGTGTCGGGCTTCGGATATTCGGAGACAATGACACGAAATTCGGGGGGCAGGCTGCCGCATATGATCTCGCCCATCGCCTCGCAACGCGACCTAACCCGATCGACGTGCGGGTGGAGATACCGGACCACATCGGCACGGATTGGGCTGATGCAGCATGACTGGATCGAAACCAAAGTCCGCGAGCCACAGAAGCGGGAGCAGAGATATTTCTGCCGGTTCCGCAACGGCTACCAGACCAAGCACGCCTACAAGGCATCGGAAATGCAATGGGGCCACCACCGCAAGGGCATGGACGATGACTACGACATCGTTGCTGTCCGGCCAGCATAGGAGCGTCAAATGAACGAGGTTGAGCGACTTAACGAACGCATCGCGCACTTGGAAGATCAGCTTGAGACGGCGCGCATCCAAGTTGAGCACGCCAGACTGGAATCCGAGAAGGCTGATGACGAGGCAGTTCACTGGAAAGAGGAGTGCCTAAAAAATCGCGCAAAGGATGATTTCGATTCCTATCGGGCGATATGCCGTTGGAGGAAGCGCGCGCAAGATGCGGAGGCAAAACTTGCTGCATGTGCGGCCAGCGTGAAGGAGTGAAGTGATGACAATTTTTCCGCCAAAGAAACATAGCCCTAAGGATGCCATGACCGACTTCACACCATGCCCGAAAACGATACGCCTGTGCATAGAGGCGTTATCGAAGACTGCACGCATCATCGACCCGACGATGAAGGCTGGAATGCAGAAATGGACCGACGGATGGGATGCGGCGATCGAGGAAAACCGAGCCGCCCTAGAGGCTCTCCTGCCAGATGAAGCGGAGGAGCTGGCTAGGGAGTTTTGGGAAACATATCCGAAAGCGAAAGGATGGATCACTCCCAATAGAGATGAAACCGCGCGTTGGGTTATCGACTGGATCACCCAAAACTACACGCTGGAGAAGAAGTGATGGACGAAACACCCTCTATTTCACTGCCAGAGACGCGCACAGAGGCAAAGCGGCATCATACCCTTACCAGACTGCCTTTTTCATCTAATTGCGCTGTACGGGCTTCTGAGAGGAAAATAGGGCCATGACACACACAGCAGAGCAGGAGAGAGGGGACATCTTGGCCAGTATAACGACACACCCCGGAACGATAGCGATAAGCGGGACAGGCGAAAGTTATATTGAGGCAAGTGAGCGAGCTACAGCGGCTTCCCTCGGTGAACACATCCAAGCCCAGCACAAAGGGGGTGAGAATGGGTAACATTTGCAACAGGAGTCCTGACATGATAAAACAGGCCGATGCGCAAAAGCTTTCGGTTCAAGGCAATGGTCGGTTCAACATGGGCGCGAATCTATTGGAAGAACCTGAAATGGCTATGGCCCGGAAAAGGGGTGAACGAGAATGAGCGGCGGGCGTCCAAGTGAATTCTCGCAGGTTGTGGCCGAAAAGATTTGTGAGCGCCTTGCCAATGCGGAAAGCCTCCGCAAGATATGCCTCAGCGACGATATGCCATGCCAGACCACGGTGTTCAAATGGTTGGCTCAACAGCCAGAATTTGCAAAGCAGTACGCGCACGCGAGAGAGGCGCAGGCCGATGCGATTTTCGATGAATGCCTAGACATCGCAGACGATGGTTCGAACGATTACATGGGCGAGGATGAGAAGTACAACGGCGACGCTGTTCAACGCTCCCGGCTTCGGATCGACACGCGCAAATGGATGGCGGGCAAGCTGCGCCCGACGAAATACGGTGAGAAGATTCTCCATGGCTCCGATCCTGAAAACCCATTGCCGACTGGGTTCCAAGTCAATCTGACTAAACCACGCGATGCCGATCAAGCAGGTTGATCTCCCCGAATACGCAGCCGACATGTGGGAGCCGTTCCGCCATCTGGCGTGGTACGGCGGTCGCGGCGCTGCCAAGTCGCGCACGGTCGCAACAGGATTAATCTTGCAGGCGACAGAGCGGCATGAGCGGGTTCTCTGCGGGCGCGAGGTGCAAAGATCGATCAAGGATAGTGTGAAGCGCTTGCTTGACGATGAGATTGCCCGGCTTGGCTTGTCGTCGGTGTTTGAGAGTGTCGAGAATGAGATACGCGGGCCGAATGAGAGCCTGTTCTTATTCAACGGCATTCGCGGTAATGCCAATGCGATTAAATCGATTGAGGGCATAACGACATTTTGGGGCGAAGAGGCACAGGCATTTAGCCAGGCCAGTATTGATACCGTTATCCCGACAATCCGTGCGCCGAATAGCAGGCTTATATGGACATGGAACCCAGACCTCGCGACTGATCCGGTCGACGTCCTTTTCCGGGGTGAGGATGGCGGACCGCCTAATACTATTTCTCGCATGGTGAATTACGAGGATAATCCTTGGTTCCCTGATGTGCTCCGCGCGGAGATGGAATATGACCGCAAGAGGGATTATGACAAATATCTTCATGTGTGGCGTGGAGAGTATCGCAAGAACAGCGAGGCGCGCGTTTTCAAGAATTGGACGGTCGAGCCATTCGATAGCCCGGATAACGTGGAATATCGCCTCGGTGCGGATTTTGGGTTTTCGATTGACCCCAGCGTTATGGTTCGGTGCTGGATCGATGGCACTCGGCTTTATGTCGACCATGAAGCTTGGGGGCTTGGCGTTGAGGTCGATCACCTTCCGGCACTTTTCCTATCGATCCCTGATGCCGAGAGGTATTGGGCGACGGCGGACAGTTCGCGCCCGGAGACGATCAGCTACCTGAGGCGGAATGGCTTCCCGCGCATAGCTCCAGCACTCAAGGGCAAGCGATCGTTGGAGGAGGGTGTGGAATTTCTCAAGAGCTATGATCTGATTATTCACCCGCGCTGCACGCATCTTTCCGACGAACTGACCCACTACAGCTATAAGACTGATCCCTTGACCGGGCAGGTGTTGGCTGATCTCGAGGACAAGAACAATCACTGCATCGATGCGCTGCGCTACGCCGTGGAGGGTGCGCGGAGGGCATTGCAGGGAAAACCCAAGATCGTGTCTATCGCTGTCCCCACCATGGCAACGGCTTTCAACCGCCGTTGACGTACCGCTAGATTAGCGGTATTCTATTACCGCTCGACCGCACCTCGGGCGCTCGCTCTATGCTTGAGGTGCGCCTAATGGATATGGATCGGCCCGATGTTCTCGACCGGGCACTGACGCGGTTTAACGAGATTTCCTCGGCCACGCGCGACGAGCGCATGATGGCTATCGAGGACCGCCGCTTTGTCTTCATTCAGGGTGCGCAGTGGGAAGGTGACTGGGGACAGCAGTTCGAGAACTGCCTGCGCGTCCAGATTAACAAGGTGCAGCGCGGTCACGACAAGATCATCAATGACTATCGCGCCAATCGCTTCACCGTCAATTTCCGCCCCAAAGGATCCGGTGGCAATGAGGGTGATGCCGAGCTGTTGAATGGCCTGCTCTACGCCGACATGTACCGCAGCGCAGGCGGTGAGGCGTTGGACAATGCGTTCGGTGAAGGCGCAGCAGGTGGCATGGGTGCGTGGCGTCTGTGCAACGAGTATGAGGATGAGACGGACGCGGACAATGACCACCAGCGCATAGCCATCATGCCTATCGTGGATGCGGATCAACGGGTTTACTTCGATCTCGACGCCAAGCGCTATGACAAGTCCGACGCGCGCTATGCCTATGTGATGCACTCCATGACACATGAGGCATTCAAGGATGAATATGGCGACGACAGGATGACGACATGGCCGGAGAACCGTGCACGCCCGAACTGGTTTGACTGGTTCCGTCCTTCGGTCGTCTATGTCGCGGAATATTACGAGGTCGAGACGGTCAAGCGCGATCTCCAGATCTACAACCGCGACGAGACTGAGGAAGAATATCGCTATTGGGCCGAGGACATGACGCCCGAGATGAAGCAGGATTTGAAGGACCGTGAATTCACTGTCCGCACCCGCCGCGTTCCGAGGAAGAAAGTCCGCAAGTGGATATTGTCCGGTGCCGAGGTGCTGGAGGATTGCGGCTACATCGCTGGGTCAAACATCCCGATCATTCCCTTCTATGGCAAGCGTGTATTCATCGATAACGTGGAGCGCTTCAAGGGCCACGTGAGGGATGCGAAAGACCCGGCGCGCGTCTACAATGCCCAGATCAGCAAGCTCACCGAGACGGCCAGCCTCGCACCTCGTGAAGTGCCCATCTTTGCGCCTGAGCAGGTCGAGGGCTTGCAGCAGCATTGGGAGCGCATGAACATCGAGCGCCATCCTTATGGGCTGGCGTATCCTGTTCTTGACCCCATCACCGGCAGCATCGTGCAGACCGGCCCGATTGCCAAGATCGATCCACCGCAGCTTTCCCCCGTCCTAGGCGCGCTCATCCAGCAGACCGGAGCGGACATTGCCGAGATTACCAATGGCGATGATGGTTCGATGGAAATCAAGTCCAACGTCTCGGGTGAGGCGATGGATATTGCCGCGTCCCGCGTCGATGCGAAGTCCTACATCTACATGGATAACTTCAAGCTCTCGGTGCAGCGCTTTGGCGAGGTCTATGAGGGCATGGCGCGCGAGATTTATGTTGAGGAAGGCCGCGAAGTCGAGACAATGGACGAGGACGGTGAAACCTCAACCGCAACCCTGCATGAGATTTACACCGATCCAAAGACCAACGTCACCGACAAGCGGCACGATCTATCGGTAGGGAAGTTCAATGTCGTCGCGGATGTAACCGAGGCCACCGCAACCCGCCGTGACAAGACTGTGCGCACGATGATCGCGCTTGCCAATACCGCAGCGACGTTCGGTGCCAATGATCTCGCCTCCGCATCCCTGCTAACCGCGATCAAGAACATGGATGGCGAAGGCATCGACGATGACAA